CAGGGACATTTGAATACCCCTACATCTTGATAGGGTTTTAACGAAAGGTCTTGGTGGAGTTCTTGAACGTACGAAAATACGTTCACTGAGAGGCATTCGGCAGCTCAGCAACCCTGAAAGGAACTCCACCATGTCTAAGACCACCACTCCCGTTGTAGCTGCTCCCGCTACCTCACACAAGCTGGCACCCACCATCACCAGCAAGGCCAAAGCCAAGTCCGTCGCAGCAGCAGACGGTCGCAAGCGCCCAATCGTGGCTATCAACGAAGAAGGCAAGCTGGTTGTATGCTGCCGTCGTACCGCCAAGAAGAACGGCTGGGACATCCAGGAAGTGCTGTACGAACGTGCCAAGACCGTGAAGGCCGAAGCACCCGTTGTGCCAGCACCAGAACCCAAGCGTGAACGTCGCGCTGCTGCACCCCGTGCCAAGAAGGTTGATGCTGCTGTTGACGAAATCCTGGGCAGCTAACGAAAGGTCTTGCGAGCCTCCTCGGAGGTTCGTGACAATACTTCTATCAACAACCCGGAGCACCCCATGACTGATACTCGCCACCTAGATACCGCCATCTCAATCCTCAAGGGTACCGAAGGTTCCAAGCGTGCCAAGCGGGTAGCGCAGGTGGAAATCATCGTGGAAGCCTACGGTAAGGCTTACACCATCCAGATGAACGGTAAGGTGCTGGAAGAAGGCGTGGGTACTGCCGAGTACGCCATGGAGCGTGCCAACGAGCGTGCAAGCCGTATCCGTGCGTTGGGCAAGACCGTTGTGGTTACAGCCTACTAGCCAGCGAAGGCCAAAACCATCGTAGGCTGCGTTTTTAGCCCTTACCCTAGGCTACCCCCTAGGCAAAATCAAGGCCCCAAGAGGGGCCTTTGACTTGGATACCAACGGTATCTCAGGGGCTTGGGGTAGGGGTGCTCTGTGCCAGCAGCTCCGTCTTCCGGCCGGAGTCCCGTGTGGTGCCAAACCAGAAAGCCATGACAGCCCCCCAAGCTGTACCCAGCGACCCTAGCATGAGCAGTAGGGCCTGTGAGTTGTCCACCTTCAACCATCCTAGCATCATCCCGATGAGGATACCAAAGTAGCCCAAGGTAACACCGATAGATAGCATGGCAGGCACGGGGCTAGGCTTACTCACCTGCATACCCCGTGCGTCCTTGCGATCACCTGCTGCGAGGGTTTCCATATCGGTGATCTGCTTGAAGCCCAAAGCCTGCATCTGTAGGGCGAAGGCTTGGTCAGCGTTCTTCAAGGCCAGCATCTGCTCAGGTGTAGCACCCGAGAGCGCCTGCTTCACCGAGTCAACCGTCTTCGTTGACAGGCCCAGAGCGTTGGCAGCAGCTTCCACCGCCATGCCACCCAGCGGACCACCGAGTGCAGTACCAATCCACGGTGCGACCGTGCTTACAAGTTTCGTCCAGTCCATCAGAGACCTCCTACACGGTTGAGTTGCCATCCGTACTCGAATGCCTCTTGGCTTGCGTTGGCTTCGGCCAGCTCGATATACCGCACCGACTGCTGAGCGTTCAGCATACGGACCAGCACTGTCTCGCCTGCCTTGCCACGCACTGCCAAGAACGCCTTGAGCGCAGCGATAGTCATGTTGCCTACACCACCATCAACGGCGATGTTGGGGTACGTTTTGTCGCCTTGGTTCAGCACGTTCAGCGCACGCTGGAGGAACTTACCAGCAACGGAAGGCCCCATGTTGACCCCCGTGTCGAGGAGCTCTTCAGCCACCAACTCGCTGACCATATCGACGTCGTCGAAGCGTGGTTGATGCCAGTAGCGCTGAGCGTAGATGTCCCGTGCTACCTGCTGTGTCATGGAAGCCATAGGCCCCGTGTACCCGAAGGCCCGAGCCACAGCCACGGTGATGCCGAAGTTGGTTTCACCTCCCTTGTCATCGGGATTGTTGGTGTAGCCTCCCTCGCGCTGGATGAGGGCTGTGATTGTGTCAGTGATATTCATTTATCTACCTTCCCATCGAGTTTATCTTCGATTCTGTCCAGCTTGGCGAATATGGCGTTGGAGAGCTTGTCGATATCGTCCTTCTTAACATATGCACCTGCCACCAGCACTTCCATCTCACTGAGCTTCTTAGCCATATCACTATCGGCCTTCTGCAAGTCCTTGACCGCTTGCCACACCGTGTTGAGTAAGAACCCCAACAGGCCGCCGATGCCGCCGAGTATCCAGTTGAGTATCGTTTGATCCATGTGAGTAACTTTCGGGGTTTAAGAGTTGATCGGCCACGGCGTAGACACAATGTCCCACTGCCCAACAGTAGGATTATCAACAAGGATATTCCCTGTTCCTACGAGCACCCGGTACCGCTTTGCTCCGGCAGTGTCGTCAGTCTTAGAAATAATCCCTTGCAGATACGCAGAGGAACAGTTGAGCTTGGTTAGGATAGCTGCTGGCAATGTCCCGATAGTAGTCCCAGCTACGCTAGAGCAGCCCACCTGCCCCTGTAAATAGAGCAAACCGTTCTCCACCTTACACGCCAGTGTCGGAAAACCAACGGTACCAGTATTCGCCCAATTCGCATTTGGTGTGATCTGTGTCCACACGGTAGTGAGCGCCTTGCCTGTTAGTGGGTTTACCCCAGCGATGTTTTTGGTGTTGGCGTCGATTGATACGCCTGTTGTGTACGTGCCGTAACCAGCATTCGCCACAACAGATACGGCATCATTAGCGCGAAAGCTAACCCCTCCAGCTATCACGTACAAGTGCTCAGTGGATGATAGCGCTGCGCCTGCTTCGTAGTAGAAGATATTCCCCGACGACTCAGTTACCACATTTGTCGTGTTAGTGTTATACACCACTCGACGAACGCCGATACACTGCACCGAGTTGCCAGAGAACGTAAGTGTGTTGAAATCCCCAGCAGTTACGAATGCATCTTTGAACTGTCCAAGCCCGGTACCCGCGTAAGCTTGTCCTGGATAATTCTCGATGTAGCACCCATGCATCGTGAGAGCAATGCTGGAACCAAAGACGTTAGCAATTGCCACACCATCCCACGCTTCGATAGAACAGCCGAACAGACTGACAGGGCCAGCCCCTGGAGCGACACTTATGAAGTTGTGTCCTGTGCTGAACGCGCACCCAAAGAACGATAGGTTGTTCGCCGACATGTTCTGGAAGGCGTATTTGCTGTTGTAGAAGAAACTGTTATAGAACTTCCAATAGTATCCGGTGCCTTCAAACAGGGTTTCGAAACCCTGAACACGAATGTTGTCTCCCGTGATGGTGCACCCGACAGTGGCTGAGTAGAAAGCACGAGTGCCAACATCGAAGTACTTCGGGGCGACTGGGGCCATGAACACCATGAGGTCCCGCAGGTTTACGTAACCTCCGGCGAGGTTGAACGCAGTCCCAGTCCCAGTGTACTTCAGCCTACTGGTGATCTTGCCTTGCCCAATGAGATTTGAATCTACCTGAAGGTTAACTTGACCTGTAAACTCGAACTCCCCTTGGGGTACGAATATGTACTTGCTAGCAGAGGCAGCAGCGTTAAGAGCTGCTGTGTTGTTGGCCCCAGCCCCAACGACCGCACCCCCAGCGAACTTCGGGTCCATGATATTGGCAATACCGTAGTACATCATATCCAACTGCTGCTCTACCGTGCGTCCTACGCTGCTATGGTAGCCAATGAGCGAAGACCCAGCAGAAGCAGCTAAATCGGCACGCAGTGCGGTAACGAGCATGTCGGGGGTCGTGACGTTGTCTACGGACCAGATGAGTACGTCGAAAGCGTCTTTGCATACCACCTTGTACGACCCAGACCAGAACACCGTCGCTTCACCCCGTGCATCTAGGATCACCGGGTTTGTATTAGGTACAGTCGCAGCAGCGTCTTGGTACGTTGGTCGCGGGGTATTGGTGCCTGCATCGTATGTGTAGAGCTTCCCTCCGACCAATGGTAGCCCTACACTATTGGTGAAACTCTGTTTGCCTTCGGGCAGTAATGTAGCAGCCATATTTGACCTCCTGTTAAAAATATTCCGATGAGTATGTTACTAGCCATCTTTCTGAAACCGTTTATTGCCGTTGTAATTCTCGTCCCAATACGAGTTGCGGTCGAGATATTGCGCAGCCGCATGAGGGATAGCAAGCTCAAACGACTACTGTTCTTACCGTTGTCCCGCGATGGCAGCAGCCGGGATTGACGTCTTCATGGCCTGTTCCAAATACGGGATGGCGTCACGCACCGACTGGGGCAAGCTCTGCGGGGCAGTACGAGCAGCTTGCAGAGCAGCACGAGCCTTGGTAGGGTCGAGCAACAGGTCGGCCAGTACCTTCTGAATCTTGGGTTCCGCTACACCGTTGTACGCGAACTGCACAGGACGCATAGCGGTATTCAGCAGCGTAGATTCAGCCCAGCTCTCAGGCAGGCCAGTAGGCCCAAGGATTTGACGCAGCACGTTCTGCGAGGCCAGACGTTGTGCCGTTGCACTGCCTGGACCGTTGGCTGCACGAGCCACAGCAGCACCCTTGTCCAGCTCCTGGCCGACTGCCATCACCTTAGCGTACTGGTCAGGCTCAAGTACCTGCGAGAGCTTGCCTAGGTCACGACCTGTAGCACCCTTCACAGTGGCTTCTTCGTTCTTCAGCAGGTTGACGAACTTGTCAGGCATCAGGCGTGGCGTACCGCCTAGATCACTCGTGGCGCTGGTGCCCTTGCGGAACAGTGCGTCGGCCACATCCATCTGGTTCAGAGGCTTGCTCATACCAGCATAGGTAGCACGAGCTTCAGCATAGTCAGGAGCCATACGCTCGATGAACGTAACGAGGCGGTCACGTGCCGTCTTGATAGACATGGCCTTGTTGACCGCCACGGCAGAACCACCCTTGCTCGCAGCTTCGATAGCGTCGTCCATGGCCAGCTTGGTAAGGTGTAGACCTTCGATACTGCCGTTGGGGTTGCCGATGTTCAGCCCGTTGTTGCCAGCGATCTCTTTCGCAGCCTTGACAGCGTCCTTGATGGCAGGAACGTTCATCAGCTTGGTGACCTCACCACGTTCAGCCGCTGACATAGTGCTCATATCCATAGGGGTAGCGAACGCCTTACCGTATTGCTCCTTCGCGGTACCACTACGCATAGCAGCAGCGAAGTCACGCGCGCCACCTTCACCAGACAGGTCACGCAACGTGGCTACTCGTGCAGCGTTATTCTCAGCCTCACGAGCAACGAACTTGTTTGCGATCTCAGGGTCCAGGCTGCGTACCGAGTCCTGCAACCGGGCAGCACCAGCAGCCCCCTCAGGGCGTGCGATCTGTTCTGCCATCGTGGGTACAGCACCCGTGACCGTTGGTGTGCCTGTGACGCCTGCAACGTCACCCGCTTGAACGCCAAATCGGTCCAAGGTGCGTCCGGCAATGGCCTGTCTACCCTTGTCTGTAAAGGGCTCTACCAGCGCCTTGGCACCCTTGGCACCAGCAGCCAGCACCCGACCTGCCACCACGCCAGCAGCACCAGCACCAGCACCCATAGCCACGTTCTTCAGCCGGGACTCGTCGCTGGCAACAGGAGCAGTAAGACCCATAACGCCACCAGTGATAGCAGCACCAGCAAGGCCCTGAGCACCCGGTATGAACATAGCAGGCAGCGCAGTAGCCACGCTACCCGTGACGTTACCCACGGTGCCAGCAGTAGTACGCATCAACGGAGCGTCCAAGCGCTTGGCTTCGTCGATATCCGCTTGCGTGGGCAAACCCAGCGCATCAGCAGCACGGGTAGGCATCACGTCACGTGCGAGCTGACCTACACCACGACCCACATCAGTGATGGCCTTGCCAGCACCAGCGAAGAACTTGTCTGCTGTGCTCATGCCTTCCGTTGGGTCAATCTCTGCGGGTGCAGCAGATTGAGGCATGGTCTTCAGGTAGGCCCCGAGCTTGCGCACCGAGGCTGAATCACCTGCCTTATCAGCAGCCCGGATAGCCGAAATGATTTCGTCTTGGGTAGCCATCACTTACCTCCATGCTTCTTGAGAATAGCCGCGATATCAGCAGGCAAGCCCGAATCATCTGCAGCAGGATTAGTGATCGAATCACGTCGCTTGGCAGGTACTTCAGCCATCAGGCCCCGTGTGGAGAGCTGACGGTTCGCAGCCTTCTGCTGGATAACCTCAGGCGAATCACCCACAGCCGGGAAGTACTGCTTCTTGGCACTATCGAACTCCGAGGGGCTGATGGCTGCACCAGATTCACGACGCAGCACTGCGTTGACGAAGTCGCGCTGGGCTTGCTCAACTTTCTGCTGTTGAGGCGTAGACATGTTGTTGGCACCAGCACCGAGAGCACCGCCCACCAACGGAGTAGCCTCGACGATGCCCTTCATAACTGAAGGACGCACCGTACCTTGAGCAGCCATCTCGGTCAGAATCTTGTCGGCCTGCTGCATACGGGAGCCGAATAGAAGCGCCTTGGCTTGTGTGTCGTTCAGACCGGGGTCCTTACCCTGCACCTGAGCACCGTTCATGGTAGCAGCAGGACGAGCCAAGCCTGTACCCTTGTCGATGAGTACGAAGCCATCTGGCCCTTCCACCACTTGCGTGCGTGCTGCCGATTGTGCAATGCCGTTGGCGTCCACTGCCCGTGCGTTGACAAGGTTCTGCCCACGGACAGTCGTAGCGTTGCTCTGGTCCTGGCCTGGAGTGGTAAGCATCTTGACAGGTGCAGGGCCTTGCGGATTGGTGTACGGGTTGATATCGACGAAGGACGTTGTCTTGCCATCATTGACCTCTTGGCGCTTGGGAGCCATCATCTCCATGCGCTTGCCTGCTTCCACGTTCTCCATGCCCTTCTGCACGAGGTACTGACGCAGACGCACCGGGTCACCGGGTAGCTCTTGGATAGCTTGCTGGCCTTGCTCAGGAGTTACGATGCCCTGACGCACCAGACCCACCATCGTACCAATCACATCGTCGTGCGTCACGTTGGGGTTGGACAACAGTGAGCTCAGGGCAGCACCAGAGGCTTCAATCTTGCCCTTCTGCACTTTCCAGTTCAACTCGCCAGTTTGAGCCCCTACGTGACCCACATCGGCTACAGCCTTGTCAGCGTCAGCGAACTGCTTCTGCATGCCTGGAATCTTGGAACCCAAGCCACGCTGAGCAGCGCCAGACATAACACCCTGACGGTTGATAGTACCGTCTGCGTTGACGTTACCCTTGTACAGATCAGCGAGGGTGTTCTCCTGGTCTTGCGTGCGCTGAGCAGCTTGGATTTGCATCTGCTGGAGCTGCTGCTGGCCTGCGAGCTGGCCGAGCGTGGCCACCTTGCCCTGAATCTCGAGAGGGTCGGCCATCTGGAACTGGCGACCCGACATTGCGATAGAAGAATCGATTGGCATGTTATATTCCTTTCAACCGTAGATAGGCATTTCAGCGCCAGTGTTGCCCCAGCTACCAACGGTCGGGGTACCGTAGCTGCTGCCCGAGCCCCCACCACCATACTGAGGCATGTTGTTCATGTAGTACTTGCTCATGGCGAAGTTACCCAGCGTGCTCGCTGCCCCACTCATCGCGTTACCCTGTCCAATGTAGCTGCTAGCCTGAGCGTTGCCTGCACCAATCTGGTTGTTCGACACGTTGGTACCCATCTGCGTGCGGTCGCTGTTCACTTGATTCGTGGCAGTCTGACCCACACCAGCCAGTGAGGACAGACGGTTGAATCGTGCTGTACGGTCAGCGTTGAATCGGTTGTAGGCGTTCTGGTATTCACCAGAAGCGTAGTCCTGACCGTAGCGTTCAGCACCCTTGATGGCAGCACCGCTGAGGGCACCACCACGAGCAGCAGCACTGGCCTCCAAACCTCGCTGGCCTTCCTTCATACGGAAGTCGTAGCCGGGGTCCTTGGTGAAATCAGCCAAGGTGAAGTCACGATTGAAATCACCCCCTGCCGTTGTGCCAGAAGTCAATTGCCCCAGAGCAGTGACACCAGCGTTGCGCCAAGGCTGCTGATCCTCGCGGTTCTGGTTGAACATCTGCAACTGTGTGGCATTCGCAGCGTCGCTGGACGCTACTTGCGCGTCGGCTGCACTACTGGCAGCGCTCTTATTCATCATACCGCCAATTACGGCGGAACCTACTATTGCTGTTGCAACTCCACTCATGTTGGTTCTCCTATGGTTGAGCAGGTTATTCCGGAGAGAAGCAGAGCCTGCCTGTAGTCTATTGTCACCTCATCTCCATCGAGTCCTCCTACGCAGCCTTTTACCTCGTGCAGCGTAACTAGGCTGATATCCCCGTTAGGTAGCAGTACCATCTTCGCGTTGGGTTTTTGGGAGTGGTTAGTAAACCTACCGAGTGGAGTGCGTAGCCCGTTGATTCGTGCAGGCCCAAGCACTTCGCCAGTAGCAGCGTCAGCGGTAAGGAATATACCCTTGCCTTGGATTGGAGAATCCCCTGCTTTGACCTTCCATGCGCCTTGAGGCATATAGCACTGGTCGTCAGGATTTTCAGACGGTTGCTGCACTGTGTGGGCTGTAAAGCCTGATTCGTTGAGCATGCGCTGAAAGTCATCGCGGTCAGCGACGTGGTCAGCACGCTGGGACTTCAACCGCCTGTCGTTCAGCTCCTGCCATACAGGGCTCTTATCGAGGAACATACTTTCGAGCACCTGCACGTCACGCTCTTCCGTAGCGTAGATGTTCTGCCACACCACGTCTTCTAGGATATACCCCATCTTGCGACCGGGTTTGCCAGTGAACATCAGTGGGGCCACCAGCTCTGCTGTAGAACCGTCTTCGTTGAGCATGAGTACCCTGCCCTTGAGCATGATATTCACGTGCTCCTTGGTTTGCTTGTGGCCTATGGCGAACAGCCCAGCGCCCATAGATACTTCACGGATGTATATTCCAGGACCAAAGTAGTGATTCACGGGGCAAGGGGCTTGCTCCTGTGCCAGCATCGATTCTTCGGCTGCACCGATACCATTCACTACCATGCTGCGCATCGCTTGGCCAGCGAGTACCACCAGATTATTTGTTGCGGGGGTAATCTGCATTGGGTTATCCTACTCTTGCAGCGGTCATGAACACTGCAGTAGCGCCACCAGAAGTCAGTTGGCTCGTGGCTGCGTATTGGGTAACGTATATCTCGATATAGTCTGTGGTGCCATTCATAAGTACAAGGGCATCGACGTTAGCAGATGCGTACCCTAGCGAAGTGAACTGCCCATATCCGTTTTTGTACGTGGCAGCGTTCTTAGTGATAGTGGTAACAACGAGACCTGAAGGGCCGGAACTATTCCAAAAGACGCAGCATGATACTTGGTAGTATCCTGCGACGGTTGGTGTGAACCTAGAAGCAGTGAAGTTATTGGCAGTATCAAACTCCTCAGTATCCAAGGTCAGCTTCGTAGAAACCCCTGTTGGCACAGATTGGGTAGCCGAAGCATACACGCTAACACACGGCCCTGATAGTGCGGCAGAGATAGCGGCTTTCAGGTTAGCCCATGTGAGCTTCTTCAGTGTGAAGGATGCTGCGCTATCAGCTAGGGGAAATTCGTCAGCATCAACAGGAGTTGCCTTGCTCGTCGCAGCGTGGGTAGCCGTTGCGACGAGCGTGGCGTTCTGCGCGACTACGCCAGCCAGTACTCCTCGGGCTTCGTCGTAGTGCGGCATTACGTTACCTCGCGACCACTGGCTCGGATAGTAATAGCAGCAGCAGTACCCGCGAGTGTGCTGATGAAGTCTCCTGGATTCAGTACGTGCCCGACCACTTCAGGAAACGTGTACGTTTCACCGGGTTGCAGCGTCTTCGCAGAAACAATCGTATTGGCAGCGCTAGCAGCACCAGCGGAAGCGATCAATTTGATGGTCAGGGTAGCGACTGCACCCGTAGTGTTGGTGCCAGTGAACTTATCGACGATAGTCCGTGTGCCTGCTGGGGTCGTGTACTGAGTGGTCTCAGCGTTCTGCGCCTGTAGAGGCTCGAAAAGTGCTCGTGCGGTAACTGTCATGATATTCTCCTAAATGAGGATGCCTTGCTTAATCGAATCCAACTCTTTCACCAACTCAGATACTCGATCTTGTAGCGCAGAGAGTTCGGCGAGGATATTGTCTACTGAGATAACCGGGGGGTATGCAGGCAACAGGTCAGGGTCCACAGCAGGAAAAAACGGAAGAGGATATTGCCCCGCAGCTTGCTCAGCCGAGAACAGCATGGCGTTGGTTTCGCTACTACCTGCGTCTTCGAATAGGCTTGCTACTATATCAGGAGTACTTGCCCCGTTAGCGCCACCAATACGGGTGAATACCCCCTGTAGGAATAGGTACCATTCACGGTTGATCATGCCCGTGCGGGGGTCCACGAACTGAACCCGAGGGGGAACGAAACGTAGTGGGTCTGTCATGTTGCACCTGTTCGTACTTGCACGCTGGCTCCAATCATGGCCACACGCACGGGGTCTGTGATAGTTACCCGGAATACCCTATCTCGGCTACGACCAAGCCTACGCCATTTGACACGAGAACGACGTTCGCCTATCTTGCCGATAGAAGCCCAAAGTTCGTTGCTCCACGAGTACCCACCATCTGTGGACCACTGGAGCATCGCCTTGGGGTCGCTTCCTTGCCCGGTTGTCAGGCCCACACCTGTCTGCATGTCGACCTGTAGCGCGTCGAAGGATTGGTAGCGGTAATCTGAGTCAGAGATATGTGGGCAAGCACGAATACGAGATATAGGATCTCCGTTATCAGTGAAGTAATCCAGGTCGAGCACGTACAGCTCCCCAGTCTCCCAGTCACCAACGATCGTTTCACCAGCGAAAGCCATCTGACATATTGCCCGGTCTTGCTTCAACGTTCCATCTGCTGGGTCGCGCCATGCGCGTTCGTGCCAGAGGTTCACAGCAGCGTCATAAGCCCAAGTCTTCTGGGCCGTAGGGAAGGTCAGCACGTAAAACGAGTGGCCTTCCTGCTGGTACGTGTACGCTACCGCATCATCTATGCGGGGCATCTGGCTAATAGCGAATTCCAAAGCATGGGTGCTTATGCGTTGGGGGGTGTACCCTTGCGCACGCTGCACCGTGCCGTAGCCGCGCTCGTCTGCAGTGAGCCAGTACACGGTGTTATCCATCTTCGCTGGACTGAACTTAGCACCACACCCTTGCTCGATGAAAGCCCCGTTGATACGTTCAAACGGGAAGTCCACGTTGCCGCTGTTGAAGAATACTTCGGTGCTAGTTTCCCCGAATAGCCATATCTCACGGTGATCCACCAGCAACGACAACAGCAAATCCGGGGCACCTTCTGCAGTTGCAAAATCCAGCGCGTCGATATTCGTACCGTATAGGTTCGTGATTTGGAACTGGCCAGTGCCCGTCTTATTGAATACGAAGTACCCATCCTCGAATTGCACTGTGTCTGCACCCACGAAAGCCGGGTTTGTGATAGCGGTGAGCACCCCTGTTGTGGGGTTCAGCACGTACCCGTATGGGCCTGTCACTATCATGACCAGTGTACCGTTGCTGGCGAGGCTGACTGGGGTAGTCTGCGAGTCGATTATCCCCAGCAGCGTACCAACACCCGAGGTATCCACCTTGTACACGTTGGGGCCTACTACGGCGATGCCAATAGCAGCAGTGAACCGCAGCAGGCCACGCACGCCACCACCTACCAGAGTGCTCCACAAGCGCTTGCCTGGAGTGCCCAGCAGCATCACTACTGACTTGCTCGTGGGGGAGCCTGTTTCTGGGTAGAGGTTCACACAGCGCTCTGCATCGAAGGCAGCACTGCGAGCAGCGTAGCTAGCACCAACGAAGGGGAATTGCGCCATATCAGTACCCCCGTTGGTAGAGTGCCACTTGCGGCACAGTTAGCGCATCGTCGTAGCCTGCCACCAGCAGAGGCAAGTTCGCACGCTTGTAATCGCCCTTGGCATCAGCAGCCACTTGGATGACCGTGTTGCTGGCTTCCACCCCGAACTCAGGGGCAAACTCTACTGCGAGACAGTACCGTATGGCCTTGACGAAGCCTGGAGGCCCTGTCAGCACGTCAGTAGCAGCCACAGGGAAGCTCAGGATACGGTTCATCGTGAGGGTCAACGGCATTGCTTGCGTGGGGACAGGCCACAACGTGATCACGCCCAACGGGAACTCATTCACGTAGAGCAGGCGCTCCACGATGGGTTGCTTCATCGTCTTCAGATTGATCTCGTTGTACATCTCCTGACTGATAACCTTCACTGGGAAGTCGACGCCACTGAAGTTGCAGTATGCGTCTTCGATGTCTTGTGGGCGGGTGGTCACCCAATTGCCTCCAGGCCCAATCGTGTAGATGGACTGGTTTGCAACGGTGTTGAACGTCTGGTTGCTGGAACCCCACACGGAGAGGGTTTCCGTGGACCAGTTCTCGAGCATGTCGTTGAGCACCAGCAGGCCATCAGCTATTTCGTCTGCTGTTGGGGTTTCGCCTGTGGCGATAGCGCCTATAAGACGCATGGAAGACCGTATAAGGTCAGAAACTACGATACCGCTTGGCATAAGCGCCTCCTAAAACGTACGCACGAAGGGCAAAAACCTCGCAAGCTGCGTTTTTAGCCTGCTGCCTAGGGGCTGGCATAGGGTTTGGGGCCAAAACAGCCCCAAAACCTGCCGTTTAGATACCGATGGTATCGGGGTTACTTGCCGTTCTTGGCCTTGAGCACGACCTTGGCATCTTCTTCAGCAGCCAGTGCAGCCGCTTTCGCTTCAGCCGCAGCAGCTTCAGCCAGTGCGAGCTGTTCAGTGTCCCAGTCGTCGAGCAGTTGCTTTTCTTCCTTCTCGTTGAGCACGAGGACAGGGCCAATTCCGGTAGCGCGAGTGATCCATTTGGGGTACATGAGGTATCTCCGTATGTTGATGAAATGTTGTGGAGTACTCGGGGTGTGGCGGTGGTGGTACTCCAAGGGCTTAAAAGCTGCCCTGGAGCACCACCACTTGAGCCTTTCCTGAGTTAGGCGTTGGAAGTCAGACCACCGTAGGGTCCAAGCAGAGCCCAATCAACCGCGACCGCAGCAGTGGCAGCAGCGTTCAGGGTGATAGTCACCGAGCCAGCAGCAGGCGTGATGCGCGTGATGTACAGCGCAGACACGTCAGCAGCAGCGTTGGACAACACGGCACTGAACTTGGACTCTGTGGTGAACGCAGGGTTCGTGATAACCACAGAGGCACCCGCAGCAGCGATACCAACACGACCAGCAGGCTGATTGGTGGTAACGGCACCGGGGGTCACAGGGCCTGCCGAAGTGGTAGCCAGACCTTGTGCGATGAGGGAAGCTTCCACGTTGGTGGAGAGCTGTACGATGGTTCCGGCGACGTAGCCACCATAAGAGCGTCCGAGTAGGATCATGATAAATTCCTTGAAGAGTTGAATCACCATGGGGGCCGAAGCCCCCACAGAACTTAGGTCGCGTACTTGACTGCGAGCTCAGGATAGGTAGCAGCCCATCCGAACAGCACGTCGAGACGCATGATGCTGTTGTCGTTCACACCGTCGTAGAACTCGGTGACCTTCACGGTGAAACCCTTGTAGGTTTCCTGTGCCACGTCGATCACGCCCTTGCCACCCGGAGGAGCCCACATCGGCACCATAGCCAGCGTGAAGGCATCCTTGTGGAAGCCAACGTTCGCTTGGTAGGAGCTAGACACGGTACCGAAGATGGTGAACGGAGCACCCGTGGTCGGCGAAGCAGTCACGTTCTGGAATGCACCAGAGGTCACGATTGCAGGGCTGATTGGGATGGTCACAGCAGCAGCAGCCACGTCAGCGGTCACCACGAACTGAGCCAGCACGCCAGTGGACACACGGGACTGAGGGTTAACTGCGAACACGCCAGGAAGCGTGATCGTGGTGCCCTTGGTGATCGTGCCACCCAAGCCCACAACAGTGATGGAAGCACCAGTCTGGTTTGCACCGTTGATGTTGGTGCCTGCAACCACTTGCGAACCGTTGGTGTGAGTGTCAACGTTCTGGTCCATGGCGTAAGCCAGACCCAGCGAGTCAACCATCATGCCGGAGCCGAACTGCTTGCTGATCTTGTCAGAGCTGTTGAACAGGCCAGCGAAGCCCTGGATTGTGGCAGCGTTGAGCGCTGGTCCCATGATCAGACCACGTTGCTTGTCGCGAGGAGCAGCCATTTCATCCAAGCGCTGGTTGATGCCAGTGATAGCACCGAGGGCCAGAGCTTGAGTGGTAGGCAGCGTACCCGGAGTGCCGAGGCAGTTGTAGGTCGACTGACGAGCCAGTTGCAGGCCCTGACGGTCAATCTCGTTGGCCACGGTAGCCAGAGCAGCTTGCAGCTTGTCTTCGAGCTTCTGCAGGGACAGGGTGCGTTCCAGCGAAGTGAAGTTCAGGTCGCAACCGCCTTGGGACAAGGTCAGCGGAATGGTGGTTTCCACCGTTGCTTGAGGCACAGCCACGCGACCAGATCGGTACTGGTAACGGGGAGGCTTCTTGATGTTGATGGTTTGACCGGGCGAGTACCCACGGGACTGGTTGCCCGTGAACTCATCTTCCCAATCGCGATTGACCATGCCCGCGAACGCGACCATGTTCTCCAAGATCGCCAAAGATTCTTTGGCAACGATGGAACAGGTGACAAGAGTATTCGTCATGTTAATGACCTTTCAGTTGATGTGGTGTTACCGCGCCCAGCGAGCGCCTTGGGACTTGCGTTGAGCCATGTACTCATCCATGCTAGCGTTGGCTAGCGCCGGAGTAGTAGCACGACCCTGCGTCACGTTGGCGTTCGCGGGTGCGGGTGTAGCGCTGAGCTTCTTGCTCGGCACTGCCGGAGTAGTCTTGGTCGGTAGCGTGGCTTCCAGCTTGCCGATCTCTCGAGCAGCTTGCGTGGGGCTCATGCCGTTGAGGTTCTGCAGTACTTCCGGATTCTTGGCGAAGTGGTAGGCCAGCTCGGGTCCCCGATCACTCTCCATGATTGCTTCACCTACGTGGTTAGCAATGGGGGTTTCCGAAGAACCCACCACGGCATCGTAGTCTGGCATCACAGCGCGTGCGGCGACTTGGCGTTCAGCGAAGGTCTGGGTGCGGGTATCAAGCACCTTGCGGGTGCTATCCTGCTCCATACGCTTCGCCACTGCCTGCTCTGCTTTCCAATCGGTCAAGGCTTCAACGTAATCACCGTAGTCAGTGTACTTGTCAGGGGTAGGCTTGATGGGCGCAGCCGGAGCCGATGTTTGCGCCTGACCCTGTTGTGCGATTCCTCGCCAGTACGATGCCTCGCGCTCAGCCTCACGGCGAGCACGGGTGAGTTCGTCAATACGAGGCTGAACGCCTTTGAAGCGCCCCTTCTCGTCCCGGTCGTTCTGCTGCCCTTCCTCGGCTTGCTCTTCGACCTTAACTTCTTCGGTTTGAGCTGCTTCAGCTTTGGGGGCCTGTTCAACCTTGTCAAACGAGATAGTCGTTGACTCGATCTTCGGGGTCTCCACTACTTGCGTAGTGCTTGGCTGCTCGACTTGTGTGGTTTCTTGCACGCTCATTGCGCGATCTCCGGCCCAGATTCAGCCACTGGTAGAGGCACCCTGTTGCGTCTTATCCACTGGAGGGTAGCCAGCGGGACGAGTTGTCGGCATCTTACTACATCTCAGCGAAGAGAGCAGCAACAAACGAGATATCCAGTTCTTCTATCTCCTGCTCAGCGAGGCGAACTTGCTCCTGCGCTTCGTACAGCAGTACGGCGATACGTGCCTGCTCTTGCTGTGCGTAGGCCAGCTCAGCACCCAGCGCGTCTGCAGCGTTCTGCGCTTCCTGTGCCTTGGCATAGGCCAGTACTTGCGCCTTCCACTTGGCAAGATCGGCCTGTGCGGAGGCCACACCAGCACGCAGGTCGGTGAGGTACTTGTCCTCTATGGGTTGGACTACCGTGGGTACGACAGGAGCTGGCGCTGGCTTGAGGATGCCTTGCGCTATGCGCCGAGCCTGCTTCTCTTCCTCGGTCTCCACGTTGCGGAACTGCGCTTGCATTCGGCGCAAGAAGCCTGGAGTGGAAGGTGCCTCTACGGTAGGTACGAACGGTGCTACGTAGGCTGTAACCGTGTCTTCGGGGTCAACGAGCGCAGTGGACACATCAACGCTGGAAGCCACCACGTCAACGAGCACTTCTATCGTGTCTGCTGGGTCTACCAGAGCTGCCGAAACATCTACGGTGCTCGATACAGGGTCCACCACTGCTGCCAGCGTGTCCGCTGGATCAACGAGTGCTGCACTCACCGCACTGGTGACGGACACAGCAGCCGACAAGGTATCAGCAGGGTCAACCAGAGCAGCGGACAGGGCTGAAGATACATTGATGGCAGCAGACAGGGTATCACTTGGGTCTACCAGCGCTGCTGATAGCGCAGAGGATACGCTTACCGATGCTGCCAGTGTGTCCGCAGGGTCTGTGAGGGATGCACTTACCACGCTCGATACGGTGATGGTGCTGGCTACCGTGTCTGCTGGGTCAACGAGCGCAGCGCTGACGTTGGACGATGCAGCTACAGGCGTGACCACTGCTGCCAGCGTATCAGCAGCATCCACCAGCGCTGCTGACACGTTGCACGCTGCAGGAGCACCAGCGGTCCATGTGGTGAGGCCTAGGACTGCGTCTACTGGCTGAGCAGTGGCGCTCGCTGGTGTGGCGAACGCTTGGTTGTTGATACCATCTACAAGCTGAGACGTTCCTGCGCTCGCTGGTGTGGCGAACGCTTGGTTGTTGATACCATCAAGTAGTACGAATGCCACTTAGTTCCACTCTTTCCAAGCACCGTTGATTGCGAGCTTACGGTTAGCTGTAGTGACCGCCAGAGATGACCACCACACCAAGCCTTCGCCCGGTACGAGTACAATCTCGTCATCGTCACCTTGTGGGTTCCATTCGTCGTTCTGAGCAGACCAGTGTCCAGCACCACCAGTCACAAGGTCCATCGTCTGACCGATGAACGTGTACACCACTGCACCCAATGTAACTGTGAGACCAGTTGATGCAGCAGCCAGCAGTCCTTGATTAGCAGAATCAGCGGTCTTGCGACGTGCTGGTGTGATAGTAGCTGCTGACAAAGTACCTGTGAACGTGATACGGTTGATGTTGATGATTGGTGCGATTAGGTCAACA